GTTTGTCAAGGAATATAAATTGTTATAAGTTATTGAAACGGCGTCGGTTAGCGCAATTTTAACTTATTGTTTTGGCAAATATATTATATGCCCGTATGCTGTACGCCATATAACCGACCCCCCTGCATCCCCCCGCCCCAATATAACTTTTGATTAGGGCAGTCAAATCCCCGACACAACTTTTTGACCTTTTGGATGCTGCTGGCTCCCTGGCTCGCAGGATCGCGGGCTGAAATTAAATTTTTGGAAGTGGCGTAACGTGTTGAAAACAAAAGAGATAAAGGGCTTGACAAGTTTTGAAAAGCTGATATAATGTAAACGTAAACGGAAGCCCTATATAAAATTTCCGTAATTTTAAAAGATAAAATTACAACGCTTTCCCACGCAGTCGTCTGATCAACGATAGCGATTACTTTTGCGCAAAGGCACAGGAGGTTCCTGAAAAGAACCGAGTGTGCCTTTTACTTTAAGGAGATTGCTAATGCCCATATGTAAACCACAGAGTTTAAGGTCGCTGACAACTATTTCGCTTCAGCCGGATAAGATATCCTGCAAGCACGAGGTTATGATGTATATGGAGATAGCCGGACGCACCGGCAAAGATATCGCTGCAGCTACCGGACTGTCTGAGAGTCGAGTGTCCATTGTTCGTAACAGCCCGCTTTATAAAAGTGGACTGGAGAGCTTGAAGAATAGACTGAGGGATGAGGTGGTGGAAAAGGGCGGAGAGAAGTTGAGCGCAGGCGATCCGGTTGAGGAAGCGCTGCATGGAGCTGCGCTCGAGGCAGCTAGGGTTAAGATAGACCTTATGGCTAATGCGGAGAGTGAGTTTGTAAGGTCTAGTGCGGCAGGGGATGTGCTTGATCGCGCTGGATATAAGAGTCATCAGGAGAAAACTAAGGTAACGATTGAAGTTACAGAGAAGATGAGTGAGCGATGGGAACGTGCGCTTAAGTATGAGCATACAACAGACTAATCGCCGCCTTCGGCGGTGGCGGAGTCGTTCGAGGTGGATATGGATTTAACTACGATGACAGAGAAGCAAAGAGTGGCACTGAGGAAAAAGTGCTTGAGAGACCTCTTTCCTTTCTGCATTGCGATCATGGGTTACGACGACTTGATTGAGGAGCTTCATGGAGATTATTGTCGCTTCCTGCAGGGAGCGGCTTCGAGGAAGCAGGCGACTATGCCACGTTCCTTCGTTAAGACCTGGATAGGGTCGATTGCGTATCCTATATGGACAGCGCTGCCTAGGAAGGAAGAAGATGAGTTTCCCTATGCTAAGGCGTGGGAAGATAAGTTTTGGCAGTTAGGTCCTAATCTTAGAACGCTTATTGCTTCCTATGTCATCACCAACGCCGAGAAGATGTTGAGCTTGATAAAGAAAACTTATGAAGCCAATGTTGCTATGCAAATCCTCTTCCCAGAAGTCATACCAGATAACTTCCGAAAGACCAGGTGGAGCAATCAAGCCCTTTGTATCCAGAGAGAAAACGACGCTACTGAAGCTACCTTTGAAGCAGCCGGTATAGGTGGAGCTAGCACCTCTCGGCATTATGATCAGATACTCGAAGACGACCTTATCTACGCAAATAAAGATGACTTCACTGGTAAGGAGCTCATGCCTAACCAAGAGGACATTGACAAGGCTATAGGTTGGCATAAATTAGCGATGAGCTTGCTTGTACCTGGTAAGCACACGCGCATCCACAACGTTGGTACACGTTGGGCTAAGCACGACCTTGTTGATTACATATGGACTAATGAACCAGACTACGCTATCTTTCGAAGGGCTTGTGTTAAGATACCAGATAAGATAATTGGTGGTAACATGCCCGATCACGATCTTAATTGGAGAGAGCTGGAGCCTGAGTGGAAAGAGGCTTACGATCACCAACAGCTCGAACGCATTGCTCGTGCTCAAGGTCCATACATGTTTGCAACGCAATATCTCCTCCTTCCAAGCTCCCCTGAAGAGACCCTCTTTAAACCCAGCTGGCTAGAATACTATAAAACCGACGCCGAGCTTCCTAGCACCATGCGAATCTTCACCACTATAGACGTATCTGAGTGGGAAGTAAACTCCGCTCGCAAGAAGGGCGTCTGTAACAGCGCAGTACTGACCTGTGGCTGGTGCGACAAACACCATATGTGGATACTTGGTTATGACTACGGTCGCTTCAATCCAAGTGAGGTTATTATGCTAATGGCTAAGCACTGGGGGCTTTACAAGCCTGAGCGCATTGGCGTCGAAGCCGTCTACTACCAGAAAGCTCTAGCACACTTTGCTCGAGAGTACATGGAAGAAGGTAAGATTCCCTGGATAACTCTCAGTCAACTTATCCCTGAAAATGGTAAGTCTAAAGACTTGAGAATTAGAGGTCTTGAGCCCCTTGCTTCTAATCACGCTATCCATTGTAAAGCTGAGCACACCGACTTCATATCTGAATTCACTGAGTACGTTCCAGAGAGTCGGCTCTCCAAGAAAGACTTACTCGACTGCTGTGCCTACCAAATTCAAATCGCTCGTCCAGGTGATCCCCTTCCCCTGGAGAACAAGCGTCGTACGCCTATCAATCGCATGGTAGTAGGTACAGCAGATGAGCTTCTTCAAAGCTTCTGGGATAGAGAAAAGTCAGTTGATCTCTTTGGTAATCCCAGCGCAATGAAAAATCCCTTTGGTCAGTCTGAAGAAGAAGCAGAGATTGAAAAGATTTTAGCCGAGGCGACTGATCCATTTTCTGACGCAGGGGTCAATGACTTCCAGTGGGAGAATTAAATGGGTGATAATCGACAAATGTGTTGTTTTATGTAAAAATTGTCATGCAGAGATACATCATGGAAGGGGCAAGAAGTAAGTAATTTTAAAATCTAAAATTATGGAGATGCAATGCCATTGACATCAGCGGGAAAGGGAATATTAAAACAGATGATAGCTAAGCATGGACACAAGTCTGGAACTAGAGTGTTCTATAGCTCTATCAACAAAGGCGTTCCTGGGAGTGATAAGTGGCATGAGAAGGGGAGTAAACCAACGGGTACGAGTAAGTATAGTGAGGCATTAAAAGGATGAAGGAAGCTACTAAGAAAAGGATAATGGATACTAAGTGGAGGAGCTTGGAGAAGCGAGGCTTCACACGCCCTAAGACCTCTGAGGAAAATAAACAAAGGATTCGAGCAGCACATGGACAATGAACCTAAGAATAAGAAACAGCTTGTACAATGGTGGAAGGATGAAGTCAAAGCCGCTGTACGGTATCGAACCATCTATGGTAGAGCTAAAGATTGGTCAAACTATAAGAATATGTATAGAGGTCTGTGGCAACCAGGCGTTGTACCCGTAAACATGATATACGCAGTCGGCAGAAGCCTCATCCCTCAAGTCTATTTCCGTAATCCGAAGGTGGCTATTAGTGCTAAGAAGCCAGGATATACCGCACACGCTATGATACTTGAGAGGATAGATGAGTACATCATCAAAGAGATGGGTATCAAAAACCAGCTTAAAAGTGGAGTGCTCGATTGCTACCTAATGGGTAGGGGACCAGGTATCCTAGGTTACGATAGCGAGTTTGGATTCAATCCTAGCTTCACGGCGGATAGTGAGTTCGCAGATAGTGGGCTTACTGCATTTGGAAAGAAGGGAGAGAAAATTGAATATACCGACGAGGTTAAACCAGGAATGCCATGGTTCCTCAGATGCAGTCCAGAAGACTTCATCGTCCCCTGGGGAACAAGACGCTTTGAAGAAGCTCGATGGTTCGGATTTCGTAAAATGCGCACACTTAGGGACATCAAGGAAAGTCCACTCTACTCGGGTAAAGCAGATCTCAAAGGAGCCTTCCACACAAAACTGGATGGCTCACTTGACGGAACTAGTCAGTCCAAGACACAGCACTCGGAAAAAGACGGGGAGAACGACTGGGTAGAGCTTTGGGAGTTGCATGATAAAAGAACGGGACAGGTGATGGCGTTGAGCTTAGACCACGACAAATTCCTGCGGTTTGAAGATGATGAGATGCAGATAGAAGGACTTCCCTCTAGAGTGCTGGGCTTCAATGAAGATACAGATTACTTCTGGTGGACGCCGGATGCGAGGTTGATTAAGGTACAGCAAAGTGAGATGAACGATATTCGAACAATGGCTAAGAAGCACAGACGCGTTGGCTTACTCAAAGGCTTGTACGATAAGAATATGTTGAAGCATGATGAGATGGCTAAGTTCTTAGATGGTGATCCAAAAGCATTTGCTGCAGTTGATGTAGGTCCATCGGGCGACATTAGAAAGTCTGTGGCTTATATCCAGAGCCACATTCCGCCAGATCTTATAGCCTATGCGAGAGAGGTGAGGGAAGATGTACGGGAGATTGTGGGATTTAGCAGGAACCAGATGGGAAGCTTTGAAGAGTCAAGTGGACGCCGCACAGCCCATGAGGCTGAGATAGTTCGCGCTGCTTCTCTCATTAGGATAGATGAGCGTAGAGATATTATGGCAGATCACTTTGAAAGTGTGATGCGAGGTATCAATCAAATAATCTTTAAGAATTGGAGTGCGGAGCGTATAGTAGACCTTATTGGTCAGGATGGAGCTCGCTACTGGGTACGCTTTAATGGAGAGGAGATCAAAGGTGAGTTCAACTATGGAGTGAACCCAGAGGAAGCTCTTCCACAAAACCAGGCTACTAGGAGAGAAGACGCTCAGCAGTTTATGCAGACTGCTATGCAAGTCCCTGGCATTGATATGAAATATCTATTGAGGCAGTACAGTCGTCAATTTGAGTGGCTTGATCCGAGAATGTTGATGCCGGATGAGGGAGCGGGGCGGAGTCCAGAGAAGGCATTAATGTTCAGTGACTTCATAGGCAAGGTTGGACAAGGAATGCAAGGAGGCTTTGGTGGCTAGAGAAAGTACAGACCTAACTAATAACAACTATGATAATTGGCTTACTCAGAAGGCTAAGAACAGCCGCACTGCTAGGCAAGAGCTTGAGCAAAGGAATGCTGAGCGACGTAACGCACATGATGGTGAGGGTAGGGGCTATCACTTTGGCATCGATAACAGTGTTGTTAAAGCTGAGAGCAAAGAACACTTTAAACATGAGTTAGACAAACGCGGTCTTATGTTAGCTACAGATGTACATAAAGACCTGCGAGGACCAAGCAAACATGAAAGGAAACGCTAATGGCTTATAAACTCGCACCACAACCTGTTAAGGTAGCTGAAGCACCTAGACAAGAGCTTCGAGCTGCCGACATTAAACAAGAGTTATCCGGCACCATCAATCAAAGAGAAACAGAGCTTAAAACTATTTTAATTACTATGCAACACGGCGAAAAGCCCAATGTTGTCTTTACCGGCTTCTGGAATGGACACTTAGTACGCAACGCAGAAAACGCCATTTCAAGAGCCTACAGACATCAAAGGCACAAAAGTATCAGAGCTAATGCTACTGTACAAGGAGGATAGGCGATGACAGACGAAGAAAAACCTAAAGGCGATGAGCAAGAGACAATTCCTAAAGCTGACTTCGATAAGCTAAAAGCAGACAACGAAAGGCTTGAGAAGGATCTAGAGGATACCCGTATGGAAGTTCTTACTCCAGCGTATCAGAAGTTTCTCGATGACCTCGAGAAGGGCGGAGAAGAAAAAGATGATGAGAAGAAACCATCAGAGGAAGATAAGAAAGTTTCCGATGATGAATTTGAGAAGCTTTCCAAAAAAGAGTTGTTCGATCGTGCTGTTAAACAAGCAGAGTTGAACATTCGAGGAGAGCTATCAAAGAAGGAAGAAAGTCAAAAGAAAGAGTCCTCTATTAAAACGCAGAGAGAAATCGCGGCGTTTGCTAAGGAGAACCCTGACTTTGAAACCTTCCGACCAATCATGTACGGACTATCACTAGACCCTAAGCATGCTGATCTCTCAATCGCTCAGCTCTACGCTAAGTCTAAAGAGCACGTTAAGCGACTTGGTGGTGGAGTAGACGAGAAAGAGAAGAAACGCATTAATCGCTCCAGTAATGAAAAACCTGGTGGAAGTTCCTCAAGTCTTGAGAAGTTAAAATCCATGAGCAATGATGACATTGCTAAGGAAGCTGTAGCTGAGATGGAAGCTGCTGGAATGTCTTTTGACGATATAGAAGGATAAATTGGAGGTTCTCAATGGCAACATTGACAGAAACACTGAACACTATGTATACCACTCAACATGGGGTGGAATAGGTATGATACTTAAAAGAATAGCAATATTATCGCCGACGGAATGTGCCTATCTAGCTGGCTTAATAGACGGTGACGGATGTTTGTATATGCGACCAGTTAAAAAGAGTTTTGGAAGCTATACTATGTATGTCCACATCACCGGACGAAGCAAGCGTGTCTTAGATTGGGTACATGAATGTATTGGTGTTGGATCGGTCAAACCCAATAATAACTCTCATGGGAGTTATTGGCGGTGGCAGACTGCAGCACACAAGGACATTATAGAGCTTGCTGAAAAGCTCCATCCGTATGCGGTAGAAAAGAAGCGAAGATGGGAGTTGCTGTATCACATGGGAATTAACATGCGAAACAACGGTGGCGCGAATCTTACCAATGAGATTATTCATTGGAGAGATACTATTTTTGCTGAATTTCACTCTTTACAAAGTCATCAACCTGTTGCAAATGGGGATGAATTCGGTGGACATCTAGAACAGACAATACCGAGCCAAGCCTTGAAAGAGGAAGGTGTGGAGGTCAGTCCTGAAATAACGGACATTAGCGTCCCCCTCGAAAGAGAAGATATGACCCGAGCTACGCAGGAATGTGTAGAAGTAGAGCAGAGATAGCTCTACGATAACAAAACTGACATGGGCTAAACGACGCCCTCGTGATGTAGACCAAGTGTTTGAAGAGAACCGCTTACTTAATCTGTTCAAGTCTAAGGGCATGATTAAGATGGAGGCTACTGATGGACGAAGGTTCGAGATTCCGTTGCGGATCAAAAAGACCACAACGTCGAAGTTCTTTACCAAAGGTGCTACCTTCACCATTACCGACTATGATCCCTTGACAATAGCTTATGATACTTATAAGAACTTAGGAGATCAGATTGTTCGATATTGGGAAGATGATAAAGTAAATGGCGGTAGTATGACGCGTCACATCAAGTTGATGAACGCTAAGTTAGATGGTACCAGGGATACCCTGATGGAGAAGGTAGAAGAATCCATGTGGGCGAATGTCGGCGGAAGTGGGGTGGCTGACTACAATGGAGTACCCTTCCTCATCAGCGCAACGCCAACCGTTAGCTCGACAGTCCATGGGATTGACCAATCGACGGCGGTGGACAGCTCTGGTGATAAGTACTGGCAGAACCAGCAAAAGACCTCAAGTGGTGCTTTCAGCGTATACGGAGAGTCAGATATGACTAACCTCCTAAACACCTGTGAGCGTTGGGGGAAGGTTGGCTTGCTCGTCAGCGATCAGACAACCTACGAACTTGGCGAAGCAGAAGCATTAGAAAGAGTCAGAGTGGTGAATAAAGAAGCTGTAGACCTAGGTCTAGATCACATTACCTTCAAAGGTCGCATCTGGATATGGAGTCCTCGAGCTACTACGGGGAACACCATCTTCATCGATCGCGGTCATATTGGTTTCAGTATTGATCCAGCCGTCAACATGACAATGGGTCCATGGAAAAACATTCCAAACCAGTATGAAGATGTGGTTACGCAGATTGTGCAACGCGGCAACCTGTGGGTTGACAAACGTAAGTCACATGGTGTGCTTACTGGTCAAGCAGCATAGGCTCCCAGAACTAAGACAATAGTTCTGTAGAACTAGCAAAACGGTAAAGGAGAAACAGATGGCAGACATAACAGGTTATAATCAGGGAAATGTCAGTGATGAGGGTAAAGTAAACTGGAGAGGCGATCAGGTCACAGTAACACCTGGTAGCCAGTCTATCTATGATAGCTCCGAGGTTGCTCTCGCTGACTTAGGCAGTAGAAAGGTCGTGGGCGATAGGGTGTTTAGGTATGCTAAGGCACTAAGCAACGCTGGTGCAGGCGATATGACTCAGATGAACATGACGAGTCTAATCAATGTTACTGCGGGTGCAGCTGATGGAAGTGCAGGCAGAAAGTTCACTTTCTACTTCGCAACGTCCAACGCCGCTGGTGTTTATGACGAAGGTATGGTCATTGCACAAAGTGGAACTGCAGCAAACTTAGGCTACAGCTACCGAGTAAAAACTCAGCCTATTGTGGCGACAACTAGCACGGCAGTGCTTACTCTCTATGATCCATTAAAGAGGGTGAATAACGTCACCGATAAGTGGAGTCTCTTTAGCAATCCATACAGCAGGCTGAGTGAGAACACCGCAGGCACTGCTCCAGCTGCAGGTGTGTGTCCAATTGCAGTCACGACAAGTGACTACTTCTGGCTACAAACCTGGGGACCATGTAACGTAAAAGCAGGCGGCGCACTCGTCGCTGGTGGTGGCTTCGTTGCAGGAGCTACGGGTCAAATTGGACCTGCGATTGCAACTACAGGAGGCACACTTGGCTATGTACTACAGCCAACGCTTACCGTATCTGAATACGGCTATGTGTTCCTAGAGATAGCACCATAGTATAAACCAATGGGGGCGGGAGCAATCCTTCCCCCAACCAAACCTTAAGAAAGGAAAGTTATCATGGCGATAGATACAGATAAAACACCTACACAAGTGGCGATAAAAACACCTGTAGTAAAGGAAGAAATTATACCTAAAATACTAATAGGTATACCAATTCTAGCGTGGACACATGAAGCAGTTACTAGCTTCCTCAACTTCTGGACAGAGCTTATGACCTATCAAGATAAAAAGCGAAAGTTTCACATTGGCTACCGCTTTACTTATAGGAAGGTCATTCACGTTGCAGAAGAAGAACTCGCACAATTTGCAATAGATACTGGCTGTACTCACTTACTCCTAATGGACGACGATATTTTTGATGTCAATGCCAAAATGTTATTTGACTTGCTCGATGCAGATAAAGATGTCATAGGTGGCATTATGCACACTGGTGGCTTTCCCCATGCCATGTGTGCTTTTCGACGTTATGACCGTAAGACTAAGGTGGCAGATCAACCCATCTTAAAAGGTCCAGCTAGACTCTATGAGATGCCTCCTGAACAGAGGAAAGGCGTTCAAAAGGTAGACCTCATTCCCTTTGCCTTTACCCTAATTAAAACCAGTGTGTTCAAAGGACTCAAAAAGCCCTGGTTCAATGCAAACGCTCAAGCTCCAACCGACTCTTGGTTCGCAGACCGAGTACTTAATAAGAAGCTCGATTACTATGCACATTTTGATGTGTGGTTAAACCACAGGGGCATCACCAGAGAAAATCAACCTCTCCACGTTCAGCTCGGTCTGCTTGAACAACAAGCTAAAAATAAGGGTCATGTCATCACCCTTAATCCAGACGAGATGCGACGGCATGAGATGATGATGACTCATAAGCTCGCTGCTGCAGAGTCTGGTATAAAGAAATCTGCAATAGAAAAGCAGGTATTCTTCGAAAAGAAGCGAGGCAAAGCAATAGCTCAACCTGTAGGAAAACGGCGAAAGATCGGCACTACAATCACGAAGGAGTAATAACATGGCAACATATGCAGCTACAGTAACAAGTAAGATGAAGGATGCAGAAAGGATTTCTAGAAGCTTAGGGGTCTATGCAGGTACGGTTGATATCAGTAACTACAACGCAGTGCTTGTAGAAATCACAGGCATTACTCGATACTTCCAAACAGGCACTGGAACGATTGTATCAGTAGTAGCAAATGGTCCATCAGCTAACGGCTACAATCTAGCTTGGGATTATGCAAGTGGTGCATTTAAGGCTTATTCTCCAACAAACATAGTATTCTCTGGAAGTGCAACAGGAGCTAATGTTACTTGGGATTCAGCATTAAATGCTTTTCAAGCTGTTAGTAAAGCGGGTACTCACCTTGCGGAAGGCAAGGAAACTGCAGACGACACTGACTTAGGCACTGTCACCTTCGTCGCTATCGGCTTCATTTAATCCTATGGCGGACTTGTCCAAACAACTTGCAAAGCCGGTTGTTGATGAGCTTAGTATCATTAACTCGGTTGCCGACGCGTATGGTCTAGATGAGAAGTCTCGACGTCTCCTCTACGCCATACGCAAGGCAGAAAACGGAGCACAGGGTAAGGAGTTTGGAGTACTCAATTCTGAGGCTATGCGCTTCGCTGATGACCCAGACCCAGCTAAGTCTTTTAAGATTCAAGCTATGTGGGCAGCAGGAACTATTAAGAAAAGGTTTAAGGGTGATCTCAAATCCTTTGCAGACCGCTGGGCTCCTATAGGAGCTGAGAACGATCCAGAGGGTTTGAATAAAAACTGGTTGAAGAACATTGAGTTCTACATGGAGAATGATTGATGGCAAAAACTGTAGACCAAATGGTTACAATCGTAGCTGACGCTCTTGGTAAGAGTGAGAACGCTAGTGCTCTATCTGGAGCCTTGCTTGGTGACCGTTGTATCGACTTCCTCAACTGGGCTCAGCAACGCGTTGCAAGGTTCTACAGCTTTCACGAGCTTAACACCTATACTGAAAGTGCAGCTACAGTAGCTTCAACTTCACGCTATCCCCTAGTCACTGGTACTAATAACCTAGGACTCACTCGTCCAAAGGATATACAGTCGGTACGACTAATTGACGGCGCAAATTCTCGAATCCTCCGTCGCAGAAGCCCTCGTTGGTTTGATCAGAAGTTTCCTCTCGTCACCACCTACAGCGACGGTCGTCCATCTCTTTACATCCGCTGGGGCAATAACCTCGAGCTCTTCCGCCGCCCAGACGCTGTCTACACTCTCTACATCCGCTATCCTCAATGGGCACCAGATCTCGTAAGTGGCGGAAGCGACACGGTCTTCGAGAACAAAGACCAGCTTTTGATCTGTGGCGGAATCTTAGAAGGCTACCTTCACTTTGCAGAATACGAACAAGCCACTCAATGGCTGCAGAAGTTTCTGGGTCTTTTAGTCGATGGGGTGCGAGCTGAAGGCGACATAGATTGGGAACCACAAGCACAGGCGATGAGTACGGAGCCTGGAGGATACAGCAGTGGCGAACCCTGGCTTGATCCCTATGCTACTACTCTAGACCCCCTTTATGGATATGATGAATAGGAGAACCTAATGAGCAAAGAAATATCACCAGTAGTATATACGAACATTAGCACGGACACTACCATCTTAGCTACAGCCGGCGTTTTTCACGGTATAGCCATACTTCCAGCTTCAACAGGTATATGTACTGCATATGTATATGACGCCTCTGCTACTGCAGCAGGTACTACTATCT